CAGTATGATGCAAAAAGTCTTTTCAATACCAACCTTAAAAAGATTGTATTCAAAAACGAATCAGCAAGAAATCAATATGTAAAGGATGCAGGCATTCGTCGTGTGTTCTATAACTTGAGAGCAGAGCAACAATTTTTACTTGATCTTTATCGCGATAAAGAATTTGATTGGTCTCATTTGCCATTCAAAACATTTTATTTGGATATTGAAGTTTATACTGCAAAGTATAAAAATGATAAAAAAGTCAAAATACGCAAAAAGATAGACACACAAAAAACGCGGGGAAGCAATATCTAAAGCAAAAAAAGGAGTCAAAACAAACCAAAAACAATTAACATCGTCAAGACTTAAAAAAATGTCAGACGAAGAATTTGAAATCTATTTATCGAAAATTAATCCATGCACAAGAAAACGCATGATACACTACCGAAACAATGAATGAAGTAATTGAAACAACATTGGGTGAAATCCGTGGAAATCCGCAACTACTTGAGCAATATGAAATCTGGGACGAAGAGACAAAGGAATGGACTTCATATCATAATTCATGCTATACTCATCAGTCAGAATTTCCAGAAGCAGACGAAGCAAAACATCCAATCAACGTAATCACAATTTATGATAACATATCTGAAAGCTTTTATAGTTGGGGTTTACATCCGTACGAAAAATCTGGCATCAACGCCGCGTTCGCATCGCAAGGAATTAAAGAGTTGGATGTTCAGAGAATCCATTATACCTATTGTAGAACCGAAACGGAGTTGCTCCAAAAATTTCTAGAGTTTTGGTCTAAAGATTATCCAGATGCAGTAACCGGATGGAATATTGAAGGGTTTGATATTCCATATATCATTAATCGGATTTCTTATGTTTTGGGAGAGGATGAAGCAAAGATGCTCTCTCCTGTGCGCAAGCTTTATGTTCGACAAGGAATTGCTACAAAGTTTGGCAGAGAAATTAATAAGTGGTATATTCGAGGAATGACTTGTCTTGATTATATGGACTTGTACAAGACCTTTAGTAGAGGAGAACAAGATTCATATTCTCTTAACAACATTGCAGCAGCAGAGCTTGAAATTGGTAAATTGGCCCACAATGCGTCGGATTTGGCAGCGCTTGCTGAAAGCGATTGGAATTCATTTGTTCATTACAATATTCATGACGTAAACCTTGTCAGATTGTTGGACGAAAAATTGAATTATGTTACTATTGCGAGATTCTTAGCTTATAAAGGATTTACCAAAATCGAAGACTCATTGGGTAAAATTATGATAGTGACTGGTGCGATGTGCAAGGAAGCTAATCGCATGAATAAAATCATTCCGACATTCAATGCAGTTGCAACACAAGAGGATTATGTTGGTGGATATGTCCGAGAACCGCAGCGTGGGTTGAATGAAGCAGTTGTATCATTTGACGCCAACTCCCTATATCCAAATACGATCATCACCCTGAATCTTTCACCGGAAACAAAAATCGGTAAAATCATTTACAGGGATGACACCGAATGCAAAGTAAGATTTATCAACAAAAAAGAACAAGTATTTACCATAGACCAGCTTGAGGAATTTTGTACAAAAGGAAGGCTTGCATTATCACAAGCAGGTGTTTTGTATCGTCAAGATGTCAAAGGCATTTGTCCGACTTTTATTGATTCACTTTATCAAGAACGGGTTGTTATCCAAAACCAAATTGAACAGCTTGAATCACAGCAAGTAACACCAGAAATTAAACATAAGATTAAGCATTTGGATCAGATGCAGTACACAATCAAGATTTTCTTGAATTCTGCGTATGGTACTTATGCGAACAAATACAGTCCGTTCTATGATATTGATATGGCTGCAAGTATTACGGAAACAGGGCAGGCGGTTATTAAACAAGCAGCATCGATTGTTAATAAATTCTTTGTCGAGGAAAATGGTTTGCCGGATAAGGATTATATCGTATATGGAGACACAGATTCGGTTTATTTAACTATTAAAGATTACCTCACAAAACATAATATTCCGATCTTAAAGGAAAACGGAGACGTTACAGAAGAATGCGTTGCAGCAACGGATACACTACAGTCATTCATCAATGATAAAATTAATCATTGGGCGCGCAATACATTACATTCAGTAGATCCGCGATACTTCTTCAAGAGAGAATCAATTTGTGATGTTGGTCTTTTCTTGGAAAAGAAACGGTATATTCTTAGTGTGAGGTATGATGGCAAAAGAAACAAACACAAATACAAATATGTTGGTGTTGAAGTTCAGCGCAGTACATATTCAAATGCTGTTAAGAAGTTGATGAAGGATATCATTACGACCGCGTTTAAATCAAAAGATCGTGCGATTACTGACGCAAAGTATAGAGAGTGTTATGAGAGTTTCAAGACCTTACCAATTGATGATATTGCATTGCGTTCCTCTATTAAAGATTATGAGAAATATGCTTCACAGTCGAACGGATTCAATATTGCATTGCATACTCCTATTCATGTCAAATCGGCGATTTATTTCAATACATTAATTAATACATTGAATTTGAAATCAAAATACATGCCAATCATTTCGGGCACAAAGATTCGGTATGTATACACAGCCCAAAACAAATACGGGCTCAAATGTATTGGATTTAATGACACAATCCCACCAGAGTTCGACATTAAAATCGACACAGAAAAAATGTTTGAGAAGCTAGTTGCACCTTGCATTGAAAGAGTGTATAGTTGTATCGGCTGGCAAATTCCAGACATGAGCAGACAATATCAATGTGATTTTTTAGATCTTTTTGCCTTATGAAAATAGCACACGAAGCACCAATAGCAATATTAAAACAAGTACAGAAAGTAACGCACTATGAATATGTTCTAGTTCATCTTTTAGATGAATCACAAGAATATAAAGACCATTTCTACAGCAAAAGCAAGATTCCAGTCAATCAGCTAATACTTGATAACAGTATATTTGAACTAGGGCATGCTTTTGATTGGGATAAATATGCAGTACATGTGCAGGGATTGAATCCTACTAGGTACATCTTGCCAGATGTTCTGGGAGATAAAGAAGACAGTATTCATAATGCGAGGGTTTGGATGTCGACATATCATGACAAATTCAACAGGTCTCCACGTAATTTGTTACCAATGGCAGTTGTGCAAGGCCAATCAATGGATGAGCTGACCGAGTGTTATGTAGCATATTACAAAAATGGCATTAGAAATATCGCCATCGGATTCAATCATGATTTCTTTGTTAAAGATTCAGAGACTAGAGACTGGGATCAAGCAAATGGCAGAATTCAATTTGTGAAACATCTCAAAGAAACAGGAGTATGGAAATCGGATTGCTATCATCATTTGCTCGGATGTTCTTTGCCAATTGAATTGGGATATCGAGGATATAATGATATTAATTCTGTAGACACATCAAGCCCAATTCTACACGGATTGCTTGGTATTAAATATGACGCATTGGGAATTTATCAGAAGAAGAAAATCAAAATGAATGATTTGATTCATAGCGAGGTTTCTGATGAACAACTGCAAATTATACTTGATAACATAAAAACCTTTAGATATATTACTGAATGAAAATTTGTATTAGCGGACCCCAATGTGCGGGTAAAAGTACTCTAATGCGCAAACTTAAAGAGTGCGGTAATTTTGACCAGTATCATTTTATTGATGAGCCTGTAAGAAGGCTGGTGAAAGAAAAGAATATTAAAATCAATCAAGATTCGAATTATGAATCTCAGATGACTATTCTTGAGGAGCATCATCGTAATATCTATAGACATCCGAAGTTCATCACCGACAGGGGTGCATTAGATGCGTTTACGTACGCTACGCATGATTATCTCATTGGAAAATATTCATTCAAGGAATGGAAAACATTCTATGAAATTTATGCGGAGACTATGCATCAATATGATCATATTTTCGTATTACCACCTCTTGAAATGAAAGATGACGGATTTCGGTCATTGGATGTTCAATGGCAGGAGCAGATCTACAATCTAATGTCAGATATTGGCTATCGGTGGCTAGATATTACAAGCACTCTTTCTACGCCTATTTGGCAAGTTCCGCAAGGTAACCCCGATAGTTATGTTGAATATATTTTAGCTAAACTAGATCAGGAGCTCTGGTAACAATGAAGACTTATCTATCTTGGGATTACGTAGAGGAAAGTACTGAATCATTAGCACAAACGCTCGTTACAGATTATTCAGATAAGCTAAATGATTTTGTAATTTTGGCACCATATTATGGAGGGTGGCCTGTAGCCACAATGACAGTCAATGCGATACGAAATTTGACATCCACCGAATTCAAACCACCAGCAATTAATGAAACAGATCTAATTCGTCTTAATCTTCTTTCATTGTTTAATTCTCAAAGGTACTTGGTTATATTTGATGATGTCCTGGATACCGGAAAAGTCATTAATAATATTATCTGGAGAATTGATCATGAGTGCAGATCGTTTATCAATACAGATAAAATCCATGAACGAATCATTGTCGCCACGATTGGTCGTAAAAGAAAGTGCGAATGGCCATGTCGGCATATTTTCAACACAGAATGGAAGTTAGATGAATGGATTGTATTTCCATGGGAATAAATTATTATATGAATACATTTTTAGAATACATCAACACGGCGGAACAAGAATCAATTTTAAGAGAGTCGAAACAAACCAATAAATTTGACATCAAATGGCAGATTGTTCGAACAGACGCTAGAGACATCAAAGACCCGAGCAAAAAACTGTCATTCGTTCTGAATTTCCTTGAAAAGAATCCATCAAAACAAAACTATGATAGAGTAGCCAATTGGGTTAAAATGACGGGTGTTTCCTATAAAGGAAATGATCGTGAAAAATTTGAAAAAGCCCACGATAAACTAAAACAAGACAAAGAGGAATACAAAGAATCTAATGACGAAGATAATGACCTCAGCAAAATCAATACATCAGAATTACAAAAGGTATACAAAGACCTCAGCAAGAGAAAATATGGATTTCAATTTAAATCAGTACCAAAAGCACACACTGAATTTATCAATGCAGTTGAAAAAGAGTTAAAATCAAGAAATAATAGTTGAATACACAACAACCACAATATAACATATAACATATAAATTTATGAGTAACGAAACACCAAACATCCGCACATTCGTCAAGGAAAACCTTATCGCATTTATCGATCCAGCAGGACGCACTGGATTCGGTGAATTGGTTCCACATCTCGATACAGATACTACAGTAGCAATCAAGAATCCAGTAGTAGTTCATGTTGTTCCCCAAGGACAGAACATGGCACTACAACTCTTGCCTGCATTCTTCCGCGAATTCGGCGCAAGCCTCGAAGAACCAATTGTCTTCAATTATCCAAAGAGTTCAATTGCACTTACCAATGGCGCCACCTTTGACTTCAAGTTGTACGGCCAATATGAAGCAATGTTTGCACCGCCGCCTTTGGTGCAGCCGATTTCAGACCCAAAGGTTGTCAAGCTTTTTGACGAATAATCAAACCAAACTAAACCAAAAGCCCCTCTTCGGAGGGGCTTTTTTATTGCACAATACATGTGATTTAACACACACCGCCTCTTATAT